GGAATATTATATATAGGAAAAATGCTGAATTTTTTGGGTGGGGTTCTTCGACATTGCTATGCAAATCTAAATAATGATTAGATAGGTACCCTAAATATATGCACACTTGCTTTGATATAAATGTATTTGGAACAAATTCAATTGAATATATAGGCTTTTCAGATATTGCGTTATCAATTAATGATGATCAATTTATTTTTAATGTGTATTAAAATGATGATCCGACAAGGTGCTACGTAGCACCATCTAAAATAATTTTTTAAAAGGCTTTACTCTATTGTTCTAATTTGATATTGTTCTTTTGTGAGTCAGGACTAATCGGGTTTTCAGGATTATCGCTTTTTAATCTTTTAAGGTATGAAAATCAGGTTAAGGTAGTCAGCTAGAATAATCTAGTTCACATTTTTTTTCACTCTTATCAAAAGGATAATTTTATCATGAGTAATAATTCTATACGTCAAACTGTTATCAACAATGTTCAAACTTTGGTTAAAGCTGATAAAGCTTTTGAAAATGGCGACAACAAACAAAGTGTTGCAAGGTATGACCTAGCGGTTGCCCTTGCCATATTTGCAAGTCGCACTAAGCCAAGCCTTGTTATCAATAATGAAGATAAGAAAGCATGGTCTAAAGAGTTTGGACTAGATGCACTTTCAAAGTCTAGTCGTGCTAAGGTCACTCAAATTTCCTACAATCCAGAAACTTTGAAAATTGCCAAAGATTCAGAGGACGTTGCCGAGTGCAAGGCTAAATTGGATAAGCAATTTTCTACCTTTAAAACTAAAGAATTAAAGGATGGCAAAACCGAAACATCAAAGGACGTTGATGCTACAACATTCCGAGGTCTTGCCAAAGCTTTACCCAAGCAAGCACAAGATAAGCCTGATTTGGAAAATAAGTTAAACCAAGAAAGCGAAGGAGCCACTAAAATTTTCTTCCGAATTCTTCGGAAACTTTCCAAATGTTCAACATCTCAATTACTTGAAATTGAGGCTAATCTGGACGGTCAAAAGCCAGTTAAGGAAGATGAAATGCATATTCCGAACCCTGCTACCATTGAGCGTTTTGACAAGTCTTTACCTTCTACCGTTTCTAACTGGATGAAGTAACACCTTCCCACTAAAACCCCCTAGCTATTCATTTAGTTAGGGGGTTTTTTTGTGTCCAGACTTCGGCTGCCCCACCTTAAATTTTTTTATTTTGATGTACCAGTGCAATATAAATACATGGTGCTACGTGGCACCTTCTCATAGCCATCGATGGGAAAATTTTTATAAAAAAGCCAGTCATTTGGAGCTAGTGCAGTAAAAAAAAAAAAAACTATTAAAGCTAGTGCAGTAAAAAAAAAAAAAACTATTAAAGCTAGTGCAGTATAACATTAAGTACATATCGTAACCCCTTGACAATAAAGGGTTTATCTGCTATAGTAGGTAAGAATAAAGAAAGAGATAAGAACTTTAATTACATGGTGCTACGTAGCACCTTCTAGAGGATTAAATATTATGGAAATTACATTTTGGAAAGATGATTTTGAAGGACAAGCTAAATTTGGTTGTTTTTTTAGAAGCAATTTGGGTAAAGATATAGCTGAGATACAAGATAAAATCAAAGGTGATATTGTTGGTATCAAGGTTGATACTGATAGCTGGAATTTGGAATTTATAACAACGAAAGATCAACAATGAAACTAACAGCCAAGCAACATAGACTACGTAGAGTTCTGAAAAAAAATCAGAACAATATAGATGCGATGGGTCGTGATGCTAGAAAAATTAGTAACAAGTTTAATCAACTCACTTCCATAGGCAGGTCTTGTGATGGTATGAAACAAGCCAAAGCATTACAGGTTTATACCCCTGACGGTACACGCTATGGTAAGATACAATTCTGGGGGAAAACATACGAACCATTTAATTAATAATAGGGAATTAGTGTAACGGTAGCACGACAAGCTCCAACCTTGTTAGTGTGGGTTCAAATCCTACATTCCCTGCCAAATTAAACTGGGCATTGCCCATTACGGCTAGGCGTATCAATACAATAGTATTGGTGCGTCTTTTTTTTGTTTAACTACATGGTGCTACGTAGCACCTTCTAACTGAGGAGAAAATAAGATGTTGCATACTGAAGAGCAACTTAAAATGAACGAAGCTATTGATTGTTTAATAGCATTAAAAAAACTTGAGCTTAAAAAAATATCACTAGAAGTAGAGATAGCTAAATTAACTAAAGAACTACATACTGAGTGTCCTGATCTAACTCAAGACGAAGTAAACAGTATACTAAATAATGAAGCATAAATTTTAAAGGAGAATATGTTATGATTAAAAGAACACCTAACCAAATCAAGCAAGATCGTGAGGACTTTGATAGAGATATGCGGAAGTTAGCTGCCCATCTTAAGGGTAAGAAAACTAAGCATCACAAAGGTAATGGAACAATAACAGGGCAACAACGATGGACTAAGACTGGTCCATTTGTAATGCCTAACTGGGGGTAATGAATATGTGGAAGTATAAGACTGACGCTAAAGGTCAACCAACCACTGCTGTAAAGTATAGGTTGGAACGATGTCGAACACCTGACTTTAGTACACATGAAGGCAGACTAAAGTTTGGTTATGCTTACCTAGAATTTGTAAGAGAGGATGACAAATGAAGAATAGATTTTATTGGAAGATACACACACTATTAACTATTGTAATAGTTGTGTTAGTAATATTTGATATAGGTTTTCTATTCTGGATAGGTTCACAATGATTAAACAAAGTATGACAGCTAAATCATTTGATGAAGCCTATGACTATCTAAAGCAACGTGATGAAGCAAAAGAAAGAACGAGCTATGGAAACTAAATGGTACGTGTGTCAAAAGTGTGGCAATGAAGAAGAAGGTATTGATAGTTGGAATAAACCAGTACCATCTGATGAGCAAACTTCTTGGGAATTTCTATTTGATACTACACCAGATCAATGTTCTTCGTGTGGTGGATTAGATTTTAAATTGGAGGTAGAAGAAGATGGAAGATGATTACAAAGTTAAGCTATCAACCAAGGCAATGCTAATGGTTGTAGGTTGTATCTGTGTATTGCTCTTACTATTAGCAGACGAGTTCAGTATATATTAGTTCCTCAGTAAGGGTGACTTACCCAGTAGTGCTATTGAAATTCACTAGTGCTACTGGGTCTTTTTATTTAAGAAGCCTTCGTCTACTAGGCTTAGTTAAGTAGGCTACATTAGGAGTAAATAATATGACTAATTATTTTAAGAACCACGCCAAGGCAATCTCAATTCTATCTAAGTCTGACCCTAAATATACCAAGGCAGTGTTGGAATTTACCAATGAGACTATACGTACACCTTTGTATAGGGCAATGACAGACATGGCTGAGATAAAAAAGAAGGGTGCTAAAGCTACGTGCCTGAACAATACCTCTAAGAATAGAGCGTATAAATATATCCAAAAGAATTACAAGTACCTTCACTCAGTAATTCATTCGGACTTCATGACTACTGCCGAGAAAATGGTAGACTTAATGGAGATACCTAACATTGGACCAGCGAAGTCAGGGTTCATATTACAAATGTGTATAGGTGAAGTTGGATGTATTGACTGCCATAATCAGCAGATGTTTGGCATTGATATAAAAGATATCACACTACAAAAACCTGCTAAGTTAGCAACTAAACTTAAGGTAGCCCAGAACTACATAAAGTTATGTGAGGACTTAGGTGGTACTGAATACCTGTGGAATAACTGGTGCGAGTTTATTGCTGACAGACATCCTACAAGATTTGAGGATGCTAACCACGTATCACAGGTACACATCGATGCAATCGTTACTGTGGCATAAGGTTGACAACATGATACAAATGTTGTATAAGTATATCATATCTCATAGGCTAGATAACAGGGTACTAGCTTATGAGGTTGATAGATCGTTCAGACTTGGTAGGATAATTGATGTATCAGTCTGACATAATGGTGCCACGTAGCACCTTCTAACTGAGGAGAATATAAGATGAAAACATGGATACACATTAACCAACATGTGATCAAACGTAACGCTAAGACAGGTGAACGTGAGCCTGTCATCACTGCCAAGACATATAAAGATAATAGGTATGGTAGTGAAGTATATGTTGATGGTCCGTGTAAAATAGTTTATAGTCCAGACAAGCCATTATCATGTGGTGCTAAAGTTTGGATTGAAACTAAGTCAGGAGTAAGAGTAGCATGATTAAACAAGCAGGAGACAAACACAACTTTGAAGATTGGAAGTTTGGTATGAACTGTAAGTATGACGGTAGAGAACCTGACTTCTGGAGAGGTAAGACTGACTCACAAAAATATAAGATGTGGGAAAAGTATATGAATGACCAATGTTTTGAGGAGTAATAAAATGCTGATAACTAAAACATCTATGTTTACTAATAAGACATCATCAATGGAAATTGATGTTACTCAAGATCAATTAGATGCATGGCAGAATGGCATGTTAATACAAGATGCTATGCCTAATCTAACTGCTGAACATCGTGAATTTATAATGACAGGCACAACACCTGAAGATTGGAGTAAGATGAATGGATAAAAAATATAAAGTACTTGAAGAAAAAAGAACTGAAACTCTAGATTATGATTGGGTAGCTTACATAGCTGAACAAGTAGTTGAACTATACTTTGAGTACGACAGGATGAGTAGCTGTGGTAAGGAAGCCTTAGATAAGTTAGCAGTCATGGTAGATGTACCAACGCAAGAAGAGTTTGAAAAGGATATACATAATGCATGTACTTAGTTTATTTGATGGTATGTCATGTGGTCAGATAGCCTTGCAAAAAGCTGGTGTAAAAGTAGACCAGTACTATGCTAGTGAGATTGATAAGTATGCAATCAAGGTAGCCAAGACTAACTATCCTGACATGATACATCTAGGTGATGTAACCCAAGTAATGTCCAAGTCCCTCCCTAAAATTGATCTATTGATAGGTGGTAGCCCTTGTCAAGGCTTCTCATTTGCAGGTAAACGACTGAACTTTGATGACCCCAGAAGTAAACTATTCTTTGAATACATACGCTTACTGAACAAGCTGAAGCCTAAGTATTTTCTCTTGGAAAATGTACGAATGAAACAAGAAAGCCAAGACATTATTACTAGGTACATGGGTGTAGACCCTGTTGAGATAAACTCTAGTCTTGTATCAGCACAAAATCGTAAGAGATTATACTGGACTAACATACCATTTGATGTACCCAAGGATAAGAATATACTACTAAAAGATATACTAGAAGATGGTGTAACAGATCGAGATAAGTCGCATTGTCTTGATGCTAATTACTTTAAGGGTGGCAATTTGAAATCATACTTTGAGAAACACCGTAGGCAATTAGTGTTTAGTACTGATGGTCTTTGTCATATAGGTGATGCTGACTTCAAGGGACATGATGCAATCAAACGAGTGTATCACCCAGATGGTAAAGCACCTACACTTACGACTATGCAGGGTGGACACAGGGAACCCAAAGTATTAATAGTACAACGTCCAAGAGGGACTAACCAAGGTGGAGTAAGAGCAAAAGATGGAAAGGTTCCTACCTTATCCAGTAGTTCATGGCAACATAATAACTTTTTAGTACACGCTGATGATCTTAAGTGGCGTAAGCTAACACCATTAGAATGTGAGAGATTACAAACAGTACCAGAAGGGTACACTAAACATGTATCTAATACCCAACGCTACAAGATGTTAGGTAATGGGTGGACAGTAGATGTCATTGCAACAATTATGAAAGGATTAAAAGATGACAACATACTATAGTAAAAGTAGGAAAGGTTATGTACCTATTGAGAATATGAATGATCAGCATGTAAGAAATGCATTCATTCTTCAGTGTAAAGAATTAGAAAAGATCAAAGATTTTGAGGGATCAGTAGAGGATAGAGAAGATACTATTGATAACTTAAAACATATCATTAATGATAGAGATAACATGATTGAATTTCTAAGAAAGCAACTTAATGAGATACATAAGAAGAATGAACACAGGGGACACAACTATGTATTCTCTGAGATACCTAATGATCCTGATGGTAGGTTCTTAGTATCTAAGATGAAGGACTTTCTTAATAGAGATACCTATAAACTTAGAGTTAGAGGGCAGCATCTGAAGGATGGACTTAACTGGCGAGAGCATACCTATGGTCAGTCAATAGATAACTCTAAATGTCTTAGAGTTTACATAGAGGAGAAATATAAATGATTGTCACTAGTGTAGAAGATGTACCCACAGAATATAATCAAAGGTTTACTTTGTTTTATAAAAATGGTAAAGATGATTACCTGTCTGATGGTAATGTTCTAGAAGAATTATCTAAATTTTTATGGGAAGATCAGTCGGAAAGAATGGATAATTATCTAACTGATTTAATACCAGATGAAGAAGATATATGTGATTTAGAAATTAAAACGTAGAGGAGAAGTATAAATGAGTGACATACACGAAACACTTTTAAATAATTTTGATGAAGCCCGTGACATGGGTATGGGAACTAATGAAGCTATGACATGGGCTAGAGAAAAAACTCATGGATATGTAGATAAGAAGGAGACTAAAATGGAAACATCGAATGAGATAAAAATGCTACAGGATAATGTAGCAGAGTTACAGAAACAATTAGCCAATGCTAACAAAAGAATAGCTGAGTTAGTTGCGAACAATAAGAATAAACAAGAGGCACTGCTTGATGTAGTTAAGATATTAAACGAAGGATTAAATAAACATGGAGAAAAAACGTAACCCTAATTGGAAATGGCTCAGAGCTTTGGGTCATAAGATAGTGCTTGCAAAGAAGGGCAAGAAAGAGTATACTAGAAAAGTAAAACATAAGAAGGAGACTGAATGATGGCAATGGGTAAGAACTATACCGTAGGTATCTGGGACTGCACATTCTATCTAGTAGATGAGGATGGCAACCAGCTTTTAAATGAAGATGGTTCTGTAAAAGAATTTTACTCTAACAAAATTGAAACAGGTTACTGGGCAGATAGTATTGACCCAGATGATTTAATACCACTAACAGAAGAAGGAGATTGAATAATGATTTTTCTACTAATATTCCCAATACTATTTACAGAAGTCAATGCTGATGCATTGAATAAGTTTCAAGAAGAAATGGATGCTGGTGCAGAATGGCATCATGTAGGTGAGCAAGACCTCGATCCTAATGCAGAGTCTATTGACGTTGAGGGTAAGATCTATTACAAACTTAAATGGAAGGAGTAAACTATGAATAGTTTTGAACTAACTAATTCAAGACTTAGTATTATTAAAAGGAATAAGCCAATGAGATTTAACACGGCACATGAAGTACGAAGCTATCTAAAGAAAGGTAATGATTCATGGTATGGTCATGTACTAGAAGGTATACTAGAAACATATCAAGATGACATGTCTATTGAAGAAATTGATAGGCTTATACAAGAAGAAGTCAAAGACTTTCAAGAAGGCTATGAAAACTTTAACAAAAATAGAAAGGAATAAATATGTTTAATCATGAAGCACTAGACTTTGAGGTTGAGAAGTTTAATCTCTTTCACTTTGGTGAGCAAGTTCATACAAACTCACCGTATAAAGTACCATCTAGCATTGGTGTAGGTATTAGACGTAAGGATACTAAGCAACCACTAGGCATAGTCTCTGAGAACTATGAGATTGTGCAGTACATGGACATCGTAGATGGTGTTGAACAAGCTATCACTAAGTCTGGGATGGATCTATATGATGCTGAGTATACTACTCAAGTGTATGATAATGGTGCTAAGATAGAGCTTACTGCTAAGTTCCCTGCACATGTACAGGTTATTGATAATAAGAATGATGCAGTCATACCAGAGCTAAAGTTTAGGACATCACAGAATAGGACATGGGCAAACAATATGATGGTTGGACTATGGCGTAGTGCATGTTATAATACATTAGTTAATGGTGACAAGCTGGCCTACATCTATGGTAGACACACCAAGAACTTTAATGTTGATGGGTTTGCTACCAAGATACAAAAAGCTGGTGAGTTTATAGCTGGTGATGGTATGAATGAGATGCGTACATGGTATGATACCAAGGTAACAAGGGATCAAGCCATTAACTTATTCAGTAAAACACTGGCTAGACGTACTGATAATGTGACTAGAAAGAAGGTAGCTAACAAAGTAATGTTATCTAATCTTATGAAAACATTTGATGAAGAAAGCCGACACTTGCATGGTAGAGGTAACTATGATAAGTATGGTAGGACTGATGGTGGTACTATGTGGTCAGCATATAATGCTGCAACATGGTGGTCTACACACGGTCAGACTAGACAAGGCTCATCTCTGCACAATGCCAAGCCTATCAGAGAAGAGAAAGTTCGTAAGATGCTTGGCTCTGACACATGGAAGGAACTATTAGATGCGTAGAGAAAGTGATAAGGTCTGGGACTATGATGCCATAGACAAGCAACGTAATGAGGATTGGAATGGCATACACAAGCTAGTCACAGACCATGCAGTAGAGAAGCGTGTAACAGCAGAGGAGATAGCCAAGCGTAACTCTATCTTCTATAATCATAGGGAGATTAATAAGCCATGATAGTATTTAAACATCTTGCTAATGCAGATGGCTTTGAAGTAGCCATTGAAGAAGCTAATAAAATACTTAGTGACATTGGTGTACAACTAGAGTATAATTTTATAACAGATTATGTAGGTGTCGATGGTGAGTATGCTTACACTTTATCAGTAGAAAGACACAAGGAGTTTGATGATGACAAACAGTTGGACTTGCTCTAGGTGTGGGTGTGTACATTGGGATGAACTAAAACCTATCTCATGTATCATGTGTGACAATGGTACATTCTATGATAGCCCGGATAAATTTTATCAAAAGGAATTAGAAACTCAAACCAACTATGTAAAGGAGACTGACGATGGTGAAGATTAAACAACCACAAACACTTGTTAAGTGGGGTCACAAAGAAATTACTATACTTGAGTTGTTTGAAAAATTAAATGAATTTGTTTGTGAGCCTGTTAGAAATATGCATGAGATGGATGGAGATATGTATATGTCTGACTATCAAAAATTATCTCAAGCACATTGGAGAATAGCACACACACTTCAGGAGTTAAAAGATGACTAAGTATTGGGGATGTCAGGACTGTGAGTATGAGTATGAAGGTAAAAAATCATCTAAGAAATGCCCTATGTGTGGGTCTACTAGTTTTGAAGAAATAGATCCACATCTAGGATGTTTTTCTTATCCTAACTGTGACTTATCCCCCACTGGATGTTATTTTTCAGGTCTTTCTTACGATGAGATGGATCATTTTGGATATAAATAAAGGAGAAGTTATATGATTAAAGAAGGTAAGGTGTGGGGTCAGACTATCCCATTACTACAATCACCAGCAGTAGAGATACATCGTATCACAGTAGAACTTGGTGGGTACTGTAGTAAACACGCACATCAATCTAAGATCAATGCTTTTTATGTAATCTCTGGTGAGCTAGAGATCAAACGATGGAAAGAATACAAGTTAATAGATAGCACATGGTTAAATGCAGGTGATCTATCTATCGTGCCAGCAGGTGAGTACCATCAGTTTATGGCACATCAACAGACTGAAGCTCTTGAGATATACTGGACAGAGCTTAGTCATAATGATATCATTAGAGAAAATGTAGGAGGTATATAAAATGCTTTGGATTTTATTAGCGTTATTAGGTGTAATATGACATACATTATAATTCAAGTAGAAGACCCGTTAGATTTAGAAAACATATCTGTAATGCCAGATGAAAAGGAACTCAAAATAAAAAAGTTTCCTAGTGAAGAAGATGCAGTTAAGTTTTTAGTTAAACATGATATGCAAGATGAACTGCTATATGATGCAAAGATTGTGAGGTTACATTGAAAATACTTGTCATACTACTCATACTTTTTATACCTTCACTTAGTAAAGCCAATGACCTAGACTGTTTAGTTGAAGCTATTTATTATGAGGCTAGGTCAGAGAATATTATATCTAAGATAGCAGTAGCTAATGTTATACTACAAAGAGTTAAAGATAAAAGATATCCTTCTACGATTTGTGATGTAGTACATCAAGGTAAAAAAAGAAATGGTAGAATGATACGTAATCGATGTCAGTTTAGTTACTACTGTGATGGTAAAGAAGAAAGAATAAAAGATTATACATCTTTACTTGAAGTATTAGATGTAGCATCTTTAGTACTAGAAGGTGTGCTTCTTGAGAGAACTCAAGGAGCCACACACTACCATGCTTACTATGTTAAACCTAGATGGTCTATCAAAACAAAAAGGTTTAAAAACTTAGGCAGAGTAGGAGCGCATATCTTTTATCTTGACAAAGGTAATAAATAGGAGTATACTATGTATCATCCATTAGAGATTAAAGTATTACATAAACATATTGATACACTTAAGAAGCAACTGGACGAGAGAGATGCTACTATTAAAAAACTACGAGAAGAACTTGGTAGGTCTGGTAAAACAAAATGGGTAGAAGATAATGATTAAAAATTTATGGGAACAAGAAAGAAAATCTTTGTTATACTCTAAGATTAAAGAGTATGAAGAAGAAGGCTATGATCGATCTGAAGCTAAGTCTTTAGCTAAGAAAGAAGTTAATGAAATCATGTCAGATAAAGAAGGTTTTGTTTCAGAGATATGGGATAGCTCTTATGAAGAATGATAAATGGGAATTAGTTCTTGAAAAAGAAATGAGTAATGTTACTATACAAACTTTTAGCAGTAAAAAATTAGCTGAAGAGGAGAGAGAAAGTAGAAACAGATTGTGTGTTGCTATGGGTTACACACCTGATGTAAAATATATTATAAGAAAGGTATGATCATGTCTAATGTTACCCCTACAATGGGTGACTGTCCTGCATGTGGTTCTAGCGATGCTAATGCTACGTATCCTGATGACGGTCATTCATGGTGTTATAGTTGTCAAACTTATACAAGTGGAGATAAATCTATGCAACAAACTAAAGTTATTCCAATGAGTAATCCTGCTACTTCTGAGTTAAAAAGTGTTGGTCATGTATCTGATATACCTGACCGTAAGATTAAACAAGAGACTGCAAGAAAGTATAATACACAAGTGATGCAATCAGGTAACATGATTACGCATCATATTTACCAGTACTTTGATAAAGATGGTAATCACATAGCCAATAAGGTACGTGAGGTACAAGGTAAGAAGTTCTGGTCTGAAGGTAATCTTGCTGGCTCTGGATTATTTGGTGAACATATCTTTGGTAGGCCGGGTAAATATATTACTGTATGTGAAGGTGAGATAGATGCTATGTCTGCCTATGAGATGCTTGGTTCTAAGTGGCCTGTTGTATCTATCAAGAATGGTGCGGCATCAGCACTAGAAAACTGTCGTAAATCTTTTGAGTACCTTAATCAGTTTGAGAATGTTGTACTATGTTTTGATAACGATAAGCCCGGCAAAGAAGCAGCACTGAAGGTGGCTGAGTTGTTTGATCCTAACAAATGTAAGATCATAGAGTTAGATTTAAAAGATGCTAATGAATATCTTAAGACTAATCAACGTAAGAAGTTTAGTGATGATTGGTGGAATGCTAGGACATTTACACCAGCAGGTATCGTAAACCTAGCTGACCTTGGTGCATCTCTATACGATGAGAAGTATTGTGAGACAGTGCTGTACCCTTGGCAGGGACTTAATGACAAGACCTATGGTATGCGTACTGGTGAGCTAGTCACGTTTACCAGTGGAGCAGGGATGGGTAAGTCTAGTATCATACGTGAACTAATGCATCATATCATGAGGGTTAGTAAGGATAACATTGGTGTCTTAGCTATGGAGGAAAGCATTAGGAATACAGCCTTCAATCTTATGAGTGTAGAAGCTGATGCTCGATTGTATATCAAAGAGATCAGGGATAAGTTTACCAGAGAACAGCTTACTGATTGGCAGGAAAAGACTATAGGTAGTGGTAGGTTCTTTGCCTTTGATCACTTTGGGTCTATCTCTAACGATGAGATACTAGGCAGGGTTAGGTACATGGCTAGTGGACTAGGGTGTAAGTGGGTGATACTTGATCACTTATCTATACTAGTGTCAGGTCAGGAGGATAACGGTGATGAACGTAAGTCTATTGACATTCTAATGACCAAGCTACGGTCATTGGTTGAAGCTACAGGTATAGGCTTATTACTTGTTAGTCACTTACGTAGACCATCAGGTGATAGAGGTCATGAGGATGGGCGTGAGGTATCTCTGTCGCATCTTAGAGGATCAGCATCTATTGCTCACCTATCTGATAGTGTCATAGCTCTGGAGCGTAACCAACAAGCTGACGATGAGGTAGAAGCTAACACTACTACTCTACGTATACTTAAGAATAGATATACTGGTGACACTGGTATATGTACGCACTTGCATTATGATAAAGAAACTGGTAGAATGACAGAAATTAATAACCCATTTGAAGCTGAAGAAGATACAGATGTTCAACTTTAATTAGGATAGTAATATGGTAACAGCGATAGTTGATATTGAAACTAATGGTTTAGATGATGCAACTAAAGTACATTGTATCGTA